GTGTAGACAGCAGTATTGTATGTGATCGTGATCATTGTCATTGTCCTTGTTGTGATGGGTTAATCGTTAAGGTCGTTGCGGTCGTTGTAGTCTTGGTCTGGAATTGCTTCAGGCAAGCGCGGCCACTCTGCGTAGATAACCTGCTCCGCAATCTCGCGCTGACCGGCAATACCAGGAAGCGCGGAGTTAATTCCGCCGACACAGCGTACAAAATTACGCGCACCTCGTGTCGAGTTAGCTGAGCCGTCTGTGTGATACAAAAACAGATTGCCAGCCTTGTCGCGCCTGAAGCGGTAGGCGTAGCCATCGTATGTGAGCATTTCGCGCATCGCCTGGAGCGCCGTCAGGTTGCGGTTTAGAACGGTGCCGCTCGGGCTGAGTACTGTGTAAGTCGTCATTGTCATTGTCCTTGTGTGGCTTTGTCGATTGCTGCGCGAGCAGCGGTAAACGCATTAGAATAATCGCCGTCAGTTTCAAGTGAGGTACGAGACGCTGACCACAGCAGTTCCTCCAGCGCGGCGAGGAGGTCAGGCGCGGCGGCGATCAATCGGGCGTTGGCGTTTTTCTCAGCTTTAGGTGTTTTCTGTCCGTGCCAGAGGTCATTGATGCTTGCGACCAATCCACCGTCCTGCTCTCTGACGTACAGGCCTGTGACATTCCACGGGCCGGGAGTGTGATGAGTTGTCATTGTCATTGTCATTGTCCTTGTTGTGATGGGTTAATTTTTACTTAACGTGATGTAACCGAGGCTATTAAGCGCCATAGCCTTGTCTTCGACGCTATCGTCTTCGTCTTTTGTCAGCTCGTCGTTAGCAACGGCATCGTCAAACCAAACCTCGATTTGCTTTGCCGTCACAACACGATGCTCAGGCCAAACCATTAGAAATGTCTTGGAATTAGTTGTCATTATCATTACCTCCGTGTGTGTTTAACGAGGACATATTATCAGGTCTAAATGTGATGTCAAATGTTTTGTTTGTGTTGTAGATCAATGGGTTAGCGACAGGACAGTTTGGTTGGCACCGGGTTGTCGCCAGCAATGGTGAAACCAATGAAGAATGCCGCATTGGTTCCACCATTAGGGTTACTTGGGCAATCGGATGGGCTTGCCGTTTGAGCAGATGAAGTCGAGCTGACAGCCGATGAGCTGGCTGGGGTCAGTGATCTGAGACACGCTGATGAGGGCACTACACATTCTCACGATTTTAGTCCAAACAGCCGCGTCCGTAATCGTCAGGTCGAACATCGTACCGCGTTCAACGTGCTGTAGCTCAAGACTGGCCGAGATCAGGTCCTTGGAGGGGGTCAGGGTTACAGCGCACTCCCTGATCTCAAAGGCATGAGGGCCGTTGACCAGCATTTTGATTTTAACGGGCCGTGGAGGGGGAGGAGGGGATAGAAGGTTGTCACCTACGGGGGGAACCTCGGTAGAGCGTGTGACGGGCTTCCTGGGGGGGGGGGAGGATGCCGCAGAGGCCGAGGAGTAGCCGAGGAAGGCTGAGACGGCGAGGATAACAACGTAGTTGGGAGAGCGACCCATACGTCGAGCCGCTTCGAGGAGGATAGCCTGTGCGTCAGCATCCAGAACAATATCGGTCAAAGTATCGGGCAGAACTTCAGGGATAAGGTCAGTTTCGGGCATATGGATCTCCGATGGGTGTAAATGGGTTTGAATGAAGGGTCGAAAAAGTGGCTTTTTTTTGAATTCGGTTGAACGAAGTTGTGTGTGTGTGTCGCAGAAATGCTGGTGTTTCTCTAATAATAATAACTTAACTTAATAACTACTAGTAGTACCACCATTACACACACACACTACTGGTGTGGATACACAGTCACGACACAACAGTACATGGATACAGTATGGGTGTCAATCCGCCCCCCCCCTATTTGAATGAAGTCGAGATTTAAGTAAAATTGTTATTTGGATCAGTGGGTTGCGAGGCCAATAGTTGATTTGAACGAAGTTGAAGTAAGTTTTAAGGGATACATACAAGCCGATGGATCACACTACCGGCTCGTGTCCAAATGGATTGAGTGTCGTAAATTGGATTGGATTGGCTGGAAATGGATTGAGAAATGGATTAGCTTAAATGGATCAGGCGCAAAATGGATTGGCGCTAGCAAAATGGATTGAGGTCAGAAATGGATCAAGAGCAGGAAAATGGATCCGCTGCCGCTGCCGGGGACAAGGTGGCCGCCGAAAGTGCCGAAATGGATCTGGTGGAGGTAGCTGCTCCTCGTCTTGCCATCGCCCTTAAAAAGAAACACGGCGGCCACAATGCTCATCGCCCTAATGACACGACAAAACGACAGGTCCAGGGGATGGCCTTGGCTGGATTGGATCACGACAGAATTGGACGATTGATCGGGATCAGCGGCGATTGTCTGCGCCGACATTATCGGACGGAATTGGAACAAGAGGGATTGATCCTGGGCGAAATCGCGCAGAACCTCGCGCAACGGGCAATGGATGGCGATACCATTTCAAGCATCTTTTATCTGAAAGCCCGTGCCGGTTGGCGCGATCAACACGTTAAAATCGATCAGTCGGTTCAAGTTGTGGATACCGCAAAGCATAGGCTGCTAGATATGTTAGGGACTGCCCGGCCCGCGCTTATCGACAATCAAAACAAGCCATAACTCGCTTTCGCTTGCAACACCATATCGCCCATGCGCCAATGAAAAGCGCCCGCCCGCAATAGCAGCGGGCGAAATACTTCAGATTTAAAGCCCGCATTTTAGGCGGCTTGTGATAATTCAGAAGCGGCCCGCTTGCGAATGCCATGAGCGGGAAAGCCAATGATGCTTTTGCGGCCCGCTAATTGGCAAAGCCCGCAATTGGCGCAAGTAACCTTTTCCGATAGTGTTGCGGGGCATATTGCTACATGGCGGCCCGCTGGGGTCTTAACAGCCCGCTTTGCATCGGCGGTCAAGATCACGACAACCGGCCCGGCTTGCGTTGCTGCTAAGATATCGGCTTGCGCTAAAGTATTGGCGCTAAGGTTAACGGTAAACCCGCCCGCATTTGCGGCCCGTATAGCTTCAATGTTTTCTGGTGTTGCGGGCTTGTGCGTATAGGTCCAACCGCGCTTGCCCTTTTGGGCTTTGACTAGTTGCGCTAGGGCTTGCGTATCGATTGCATTGCCAACGCCGGGCAAGTCCCCGGCTTGATTATGCCGCCATAATTGCGACTTAGGTAATGCTTTTACTTCCTGCAAAAAGCTATTCCAAGCCATGCCCGCTTTTCGTTCGTTAACCTTGCGCCAAAAAATGGCAAGCGGCCCGCCATCGGCGTAACAGCCGGACTTAGCTAAACCGCAAGCGGGCGGGCAAGTCGTGGCTTCGGTTGTGCTTACAGGGATAGGCCCTACCTTTGCATTGCGAGAAACACGGGTTAAAGCGACCTGATACATTGTTATTGTCCTTGTCATTGTCATTGTCATTGTCATTGTCATTGCGGGAAGCCCGCAACGCCATAAGCCCGCCTATGCTTTCACACGGCGGGCTTGCGGGCTTAGGCGCGGGTTTAACCTACTTTAAAAGAGCCGTCAGGTTTACGAGTTACGCTTGCAAACCAAGACCGCTTGGGATGATTGGTTACTGTTATGTGATGTACCTTTTGCATAATTTCAAAGACCGATCCGCTGATAGGGCTGAATATGCTTGGATCATCTAAATAGACGGGCCGCCCCTTAGCTTGCCCCGTTTCGTCCAGATCTTGAGATAGTGCGACCGCTTCTTTAAATTCCTTCTTTGTTTTATATCGTGCAATATGTGTCATTGTCATTGTCCCTTTGTTTATGGCGTTACGATTAAGAGCATATAAAGAAAGCATGAAAAAGATACAGCGCCCACGATTGTCATACATATGTCTCTATTAGTCATTGTCTTATCTCCCACGAATGCAAAGGTTATCAGCAGCAATGTTTGCCTCGACTGTCGATACTAGCGCGTATACAGCGCGATGGTAGGCGGTCGCGCCATTGCGATAGGCTTTTGAGAAACGGAAGCCTGTAAGCGCAAGGATAGGAGATATCAGATCTGCTATTGTGTAACGCATTGCCATTATTCCTTATCATTACGCGCCCATGATCGGACGCGCCCGTATCCTACCACGAGACCATGACGTAGTGTCAAGCGCCTCGTGAGATGAAATATAAAGGCTTGACAAGGCCTTAGTAGTATCCAGATACCACCTAAAATATATTGCTTGACAATGCGTCAATGGTATCCTGGTACTACTCTGTTACAATTTAGTTGTTGACGCGCCGTCAATAACGTGATACGTTATGCGGGGTAGAAATCTGCGCGTTTGAGCGAATGATCGACCCCCCACCCCACACAATTCGCCGCGAAGAAAATATTTATATAAGCCCCACCCCTCCCGCAATTTTACAAAAAGGCCCTCCTACATT